GTCTGTGTAAACCCAATTAGGGATCTCACCGCGTGCCAACATCGAAAGTGAATGCTCAACTTCTTGCTTGGTCAGGTGTGCGAGATCACCTTCGACGAATTCACCATCGATAAAAGAACCGATTAGCTGATTTTTCGTCTTGGTTTTCTCGCCAGGGGCGGTGCAGTTGTGAGGGTAACCCGGAGAAGTCGAGAGATCAATGCTCTTAAACGACGTTCCAGGCAAACCTACAACTGCTTGATGGAGGGTGTAAAAACCAGAACGCATTGACTCAGTCTGAGTCTGCTCGCAATGGCTAAGGAACTCCTCAACCGACTCCTTCAACCTAGCACGCAAGATGGGCGTGAGCCGCTTAGTCTTGTTGTACTTCCCCACTGCCTTGTTATAGACACGTGGGTCGTTACATTGAACCGAAGCCTGCTTACGCTCATAGGGAGCCTCTAATGGAACGGGAACGTCCGTGATTTTAGTGGTGAAAAAGTGTTGCCTTTCACCATTGCCAATCACGTCACGCCCAGCTTCATCGTCAGGCTCAGGACGCCCGAGCAGCTTCCCAATCGCACTCTTAAGAGTGCTCTTGGTTACCGCACAGGCGTATGAAGGTCCGTATCCCTCAGATCCCATACAATGGAATCCGAGGAACTTGCCAGCGTTCCCCCCCTCATTAGACGAGGAGAAGTACAGCGATCCACAGTCACCAGTTGAACTGATGAACGTAGATCGCCACAACTGACGGACAAAGATCTCCTCATCCCCCAACCTTGCAATCCTACCATTGGTTAAAATGGAAGAAGCACAAAATTGTGGGCCACCGTAGCTAGGCATATAGCAACCTAGTCCTGTCTTAACCGCTGACGTGTCCATCCTATCCAAAATGTAAGGATCGGACACCCAATGCGGCAAGATAGAAGTTGACTGCGGTGCATTTGGTGCAACGAAGAACAGAAGATCTGAAGCCTCGTCCACCAAACCCTTCTTGAGGTCAGAAAGGTTGACAGTAAAGTGGATCCCACGATGCGAATTTACGAGTTCAAACTCGTAATCGGCCGAAGGATCATCAGCGGAAGCCAAGAGCTTCTGAAAACCGTGGTTGTTGAGGAAGAAAACTCTATCCTCCAAAGCCACGACGTTCTGGAAGTCAAAACCTCCACTGCGCATCAGGAATGTGTGATACTTGGCCTTGTTCAACGCGACAGGTATAGCAGTGCTAGCCTGGGCGTTGAGCTTGGTTAGTTTCACCTTCTGAGTGCGCTTGTTCTTCTTTTCCCTCTGCCGCCTAAGCGCCGACTCACCAATGTAAGTCTTAGCTTGAAGCGGGTAGGGATTCCTAGGTCTAGGTTCCC